GTGCGCTGTTGGTAGACTAATTCACCCGCAATAATGGGGTTGTCAAAACCAGACACCTGCGATAGTGTGGCCTTGTTAAATACTGGCATGATTGTCCTTTACTTGGAATTACCCGCTATGAACTCACAGCAGGTTAATCATGTCTTGTATTGTTTAGATTGTAATGTTTGTTGTTTCTATTGGCAAGATTTCTTCAACTATAGGTATGTCTTGCCACTTACTAGTGTAGCCTTGTGTGATGTTTATATAACGTACTTGCAATAAAACATCACCGTTTAGTTTTTTATATATACGAAATTCAGGTGTTGAATTTGGATAAACCATTATTCAGCAATAGGCACGTATTCAGCAATGACACCATATTTCCCAGCGTTCGCTTTTGCCCAAATCTCTTTAATGTGTGCGTAATCATCCGTTGCATTAATGCCAGATGGGTGTTCTTCGTTGAATTCGTAATACTTCACGTTGCACGAAAACATAGTATGTTCTGCATCACACCATTGTAATTTTTTAACATATTGAATAGTAAACATTATTTTATCCTTACGAAATTCTAACAAAAAGACCTGATGTCCATGTCGCAAAATAAGTACCATCATAATATTTTGTAACACTTAACCTACTCATTGCTCGCCATGTGCCAGCAGGTGCTGACCCACCACCCGCATAAGGTACTGCTACTCCACTTGAGCCTGAATTCGTTGACGTAGCATCAATGCCTGGTGGGCTTCCAGCGTTGTAACGTAGACTTGAACCTGCAATCGTTGTATTAACGTTAGTTATGGTGCTAGCATTAACAGCAGTAGGTGAACTTATGGCATAAATTAGCGACATATAACTGCCAATGCTATTTAAATCGGTATTTACAATTGTACCCGCTTGACCGTTAAGGCTTAACACACTAGATGGAAACGTAGCATTAACTGTCACCGCACCCGTTGCACTTGAAACACTAACATTTGTACCAGCCACAATAGAGGTGACGCCAGCATTTGTCAAAGTGACAGAACTGCCCAATGCAGCTTCTCCACCGCCTGACATTCCTGTGCCAGGTGACACCGTGATAGAAGAATTTTGTAGGCCAGTATTGTCAGTTGCGCCTGACGTGTTTAGCTTGTTAGCAAATATCGCAAGGTTGAGTGCTTGTGTCATTAGACTGCCCCTGTTCTAGCAAAAGTTTGTTGAACCATAATAGTGTAATTGTTAGTTGGAGTGTATTGCAATGTATACGTGCCAGTACCTGTCGTAAAGTCCACAGCTTCTCGCAAATACAAACCGTTACTGTATAAATTAAACGCCAAGCTATTATAACTAAATGGGTATATTGTTTGACCAATAATAGTAAACGCATCCACATTAGCTGGCGTTCCCGTTGCAACACCTAGATTGTTTGGTGACCATTGCACGACTTCTAATATGCCACTTACATTGTCTGTAAATGTAATCGTCTGCCCAGACAAATTGTAATCTTGCGAGTTAATTATTGTGCCGTTTAAAAACAACAATTCATAGCCGTCATCAATTGTGAACCCTGACGCTGTGTAGCTACCTTGAGCTGTCAGCGTAGCTTGATTGACTGTAAATGATACATACACACCAGTAGAGGCATTTACTGATTTGAAAGACACAATGGCAATAAAGTCACCTGTTATAGCACCGTTGGCTAAAGTGACCGTTCCTGTTGCGCCACCCGTATCTGTATATAGGCTAGGCTGTAACTTTATGCCGTTTCTAAACACCCAGCATTGACCAGAAATATAATCAGCACCTCTAGTAACACTAAAGACAGTCTGGCCACTAGTGGCTGTAAAGTTCTGCTCTGTGTAATTAAAATCATCAGGTGTTTCAAAGCCAACTACTCGGCCATAGATGTCAATCGTAAGTGTGGCTACGGATGACGTTTGTGTGTAAGCACCGCCAAAGTCTAGGTACTGTTGTAAGCTGGCAATGATGTTGCCGTCTGTGTTGTTTGTGATTGCTACCTGTCCAGTTCCAACTGTGGTTGTGCCTGTTTGCAGTAGCTGACCTGTGCGCTGGTCTAAGTCAATTAAATTGGTTTCATCAGGCAATGCTGCCCACAAAGATGGGTCATACAATAATACTTGTGTAGGCGTAAATCGAGCTGTCCCCGCAGCGTACTGAGCAAAACCTGTTGATAAACTAAACTTTCTTCCAGTCCGATTAGCGTACAACAGATACACCACAGTTCCAAAATCAGGCACAGCATCGTACCAAGTATAGTCAGCTGGGTCTGTGCTTATAAATGTGCTTGATTGGTTCAGTAATCCGTAATAAGTTTTGCCTCTAGGGTTAAGACTAAAACCATCACCCGCAAGGCTTGTGCCATACGCAATAGCCAAATACTTTTCGCTATATTGAAATGTGGTGGGTCTCCATTGCAATAAGGTGCTTGCAGGGCTGAATGAGGAGCTGGCAAGGCTGTTTACCATACGGCTAAATATGTACCAATTGCCAGCAGGTATGTTAAGCGTCACTAATGGAAGTTGGAAATTGGTTGTCCACGGTGTGCCGTTGGATTGCACTTCGCTTGTGCCCGCAAAATACATCTGCGTTTCTAATGGATTAGAAAAAGCCGAATACCATACTTCTGCATACTGAGTGATGCCCGACTGACTCGTTGTCACACGTACTGTGAAATATGGGTTTAATGCCGTTGGAAATACATCTACTGTGACAACAGGTGCTAACGTACCAAAAAATGTTGGGTCACCTAAACCAGTATTTGGTGTTGGTAAAAATTCAGTAACACTTACATCATCGTAAACGGTGGCGTTAAACTCTGACATATTGAGTTGTACAGCAATAGAGCCATCATCATTAAATTGTTGCACTATTTTGTTAATTCGATATGGTTTGTTTGTCCAGCCATAATTAGAATTTGTGACCGTAACAATGTCACCCGCATCAAGCTGTACACCTACAAAACTTACCGACACTTGTATCTGCAAGTCTTCTCTGCCGACTTTTAAAAATCGATTGGCAATGTACTGTGCCGTCACACTATTGTTAGTCAAAGGCAGACTAAGAGACAATTTATTAACAGGCTCATTTGGGTACAGTAGCGCAGGGTTAATTTGCGCTAAGTCAAAAGTTGTGGATGAAAAAGCATCTTGATTGCTAACATCGGGAAACTTGCACTCAATGACGTTGTACGATGAAGCAATATCCATTGGTGTAATTTGTATTGCTGAAATCATATTGCTGTCGTTAATGTTTATTGCAGCTGTGTAGTCGGGGCTTTGTACTATGACGCCCCACTTTGCTGTAATTTCATTGTACTTAATTAAGCAGTCACAACACGTAGCCATGTCTTGCAAGTTTTGCATGACTGTTCTAGTAGTTTCTAATATGCCGTTAAATTTAAACCTTGGCTGCGTTGACGGCACACCGCTATTGTTTATATATGTAAAACTTTCATTAGAGTAGGTGTTTAGCGCATCTAAACTATCTGTGTCAATTTGAGTTGACGCAATTGCGCAACCGTACCTTGTATTAACTAAGTAATCCTGTATGCAATCACCCGCTGAGTTTCTGCTATTAGTAATTTGAAATTTAGTAGGCTCAATACCTCTAACATTGGCTGATTGACTATAAGATAAATGCAAAATAGCAAAGGCACAATTAGTCATTAACTTGCTAGAGTCCCAAGTATAAACAAGACCTGCTGTCTGCATAACCTGTATTGCTGTTAAAGGTGAATTAGCAGGAGTATTGCTGCCGTTACTATAAAGGTAAAATTCAATCTTACCGTTGACAGTAGTGTCAACAATGCTTGTCGATTCATCTAATAGGCTTGCTACCGTATAGCCGTTACCTTGAAACTGTACTTTTTTGCCACCAAAATATATGTCACCAAAAGTCATTGTGTCGGCTGTCTGTCCTGCATTTGTATTTGTTACCTCTGCAAGTGCTATGACGTAATACAGCTCTTGGTTGTTTGCGCTGATAGATAAGTCAACTATTTGACCGCCCACAAAAGCCGAGCCATACAGTACTGGTAATTTATTATCTGTAGCAGGTGGCAATTGTTGCCGATTACCAGGGTTTGGGCTTTGACCTGCGTTTGAATCAAAAGATGGTTGATTGGAAAACGCTTTTGTAACAATGGTTGCAACAACCATGTTGATAGCCATTGCTAAAGCCATATAGCCAGCCGTCATAGCCCCCGCAGTTGCAAACCCGCCAATGGCCATAGCAATTGTGACGCCAACCGCATAAGCAGGTACAGCACACATTGAGAGGAATATTGCTACCCAAATTTTAAACATTATTGAATCCAGTTTTCATCTAATTTACTAAAGCCAAATTTGCCATACTTTATGTCAGGACTTGTAACCATCTTTGCTATTGCAAACAAACAAATTCTACCTTCAGCTTTTAATTTATTGCCATACTCAACATACTTCTTTAATAACCGATAGCCAACGCTTGTGTTTCTTTTTTCAGGTACTACATACCACGCAAGTTCTTGCATATATAAAGTCTTGTCACACCATACTGTCGGTGTTATCAATGCCATTATTAAGCCCACGTTATCTTCTATAAACACAATGCCAGCACCAGCTAATATCGTATCTAGTAGCTTGTTCCAATATGGCTCATTGTCCAAATTTTTGTATTGCTGAATATTTGCTTCTTTACGAAACAATTTCATCATCTGAATAATTTGAACTTTATCGTGTATTGTGGCTTGTCTTATCATGAGTTTCTAGGTGCATCTTTACCAAAGTTGTAGTTGATGTTTGTAATAAAAGCTACTCTATCCATACTAGTGTCATTAGGTGCAAAGAATTGCCAGTTGTTATCGTTAGTAAACCTGCCAGCAGTTCTGTTCTTTAAGATGAGTTGCGTAGAAGATGCCGACACACTTATCACACCGACAAACGAACGCACTTCTTCCATCCATTGTTCATTTATTGAAAACGAATTTATGTAACCATTAAAGAATTGATACAGTCCACCCGTGCCACCTGTAGTAATCAGTTCGCCATTAGTATTAAAAAAACCTTTCCACGCCTCTATTTGACTACCTTTGATTTGATTACCTAAGACCCAACCCAGCATCGCTGTGTCAATGCCAACCAATGTAAATGATGTCTCATTTGCCGTGCTTTTAATGTCCCGCTGTGTATCACCTACCTTCATTAAAATGCCAAGCGCACTAAACGCTTCAGCGTCAACAGCTGTTACAGTAATTGGTGAAGATGTAGTGGCAAACCGATAAACCGCATCTGGTGTAGTCACACGTACAAAGTCAGCATATCTAAGGTTGTTTGTATTTTCAACAGGTGTAATGACATTCATAAAACGCTCTCAAATGCTTGAAAGTTTCCGTTCCATTGTATAAAAGAATCATTTGTCATGGGCACTAATGTATAAGTTGGGTACTCACGCAAAACAACGGGAAACGTTGTGCCTGAATACGTAGAGCCACCCATGCTAACTGTTGTACCAAATTGGCCAATGACAGCGTTAATCGGACTTGCAAGTGTAGTTATAAGGTTTCGATGAACTGGAATGGTGACTGTTGACCCGCTGCCCCTTAATACATTAGCAGTAGCAATGTAAGCGTACAGCCCAACTTGACAAAAGTCACCTGTTTTAACTATAAAAAGACTTGAACTGATTGCTGGTAAATTGCCTAAAACAAGGTTTTTATTTAATGAACTTGTTTGCCATTGACAGGTGGCTATCTGACCTGATGTCAAGTCACCTTGATAATTTATATAATTTACCCAACCAGTTGAGCCGAAATTTAAATATTGAGTTAATGATTTATCAGGTATGCGTAGCGCATTTAACAATGACCTGCTTTGACTGTAAAGCAAATAATTCATAGGCTTCATGTCAAAAGCAAACGGCACAACGGTGATTATCTCACTTGTAATTATTTGCTGGTTGCGACTGACTACTTGACCGACAAACCTTTGGTCATTTATTCCAAGTGACTCAGTATTGGCTAGTATTAAACTTAAACTCATGATTATCTTCCCGCTGGAATCGAACGCATAGCAGACATGTTAAGTGCGTAAATGTTCATCTTGTTCTTTGCTAAAAATTGCAAGCCAGACTGAGTATCTATTGCGCTCATGTTTTGAATGACTGTGCCGTTGTAAGTAACACCACCACCACCCATAACATCACTCAAATTGTTGTTTGGAATGATTGCACCTGACCTGCCAGGGATAAACAATTCAGGGCCATTCTCGCCCACTATACTTGGCCCTGTAATCGTGCCACCACTTGCAAATGTTGAGTAAGAGCCTGGGTCACCTCCTGGCACACCACCCGATGCAGTACCCGCACTAAACGCACCTATTGCAAACTTAATACCCATTTGTAATAGTTGACTTGCTTGCATTTTTAGCTGTATTTTAATAATGTCTTGAATCACACTTTCTGCAAAGTTACTAAATGACAATTTGCCTGTTTCAACAAAATTGTCTATAGCCGTGTTCATGTTGCTAACTAAAGAGCCAAACATATCGGCAGCCATTGCGCCATAGTTTTGAGCATCTTCGCTAAATTGTGCAAACGCTTTATTCCACCCAAATGTAAATGTCATTTGTGATGCTATTGTTGCCTCTTCCATCTGTCGGGTAATCTCTGCATACATACCGCCAAGCCTTTCAACCTCTGATGCTTGTCTGTCATACTCGTTAAGCGTTGCAGAATCTGCACCTTGACCCGCTGCCTTTTCCCGTTTGTCTGATATTTCCTGTAACTTGGCACTTGTGGCGTCTAGGACTGCGTTAACCGCCTCCTGTACTCTTTTTTCATTAGTAGCCATACCTGCCATGCTTGCTTTGATTTG